CTACTAAGTATAGTAATCAAGATGTAAATGAGGCACTTAGAGCAGAGATAAAAGAACTAGCAGGTACATATAATGCTTATCGTAGAAATAAGCTAGATGTATTTGAAATTATACAAGAAACTAATGATATGATTCTTCCACAATATGTTGAAGAGTTCATGGGTACTTTTGCAGAGATTAAGACAGTTGGTCACAATCAAAAGGCTCAATTCGTAAGAAGAAGAGGTCGTAGACGTGCAAAGCAGTTTATTACTGAAGTAGGTCTATCTGGTGTTTATGAAGCATTTAGACTAGATAAGGAAACTTTTGAAGTTAGTGCACACGCAATTGGCGGCGCAGCTTATATCGATTTTGAGAGATTCCTTTCTGGTGATGAGGATCTAGCAGAACCAATGAGTCTAATTCTTGAAGGTATTCAAGAGGCTGTTATGGGTGAGGTTCAAAAGGCACTTCTAGCAACTATTAATCAGGTTGATAGACCACATAACAATGTTGTTGATGGTGCAGGTTTTGATCCTGATGAAATGGCTCGTCTATGTGGCGTTTGTAGAGCTTACGGTGGTTCAGCAACTATATTTGCTCCTCCAGAGTTTATAGCTGCAATGGGTCCAGATGCTATTGGTCTTCCAATTTGGAGAGGTGAAGGCTCTACAACTGGTTATAGTGGCGCTACTCCAGTATATGCTCCAGAAGATATTTCTGCAATTCATAATGTTGGTTACATTCAACAGTTCAGAGGCAATCCAATTGTTCAAATTCCTCAATCATTTACTGACGAAAGTAACGATGTAACTCAAATCAATCCTAGTGTTGCTTATATATTCCCAACTGGCAATGAAAAGATTGTTAAGATAGTATTTGAAGGCGAGACTATTGTGAAGGATTGGGAAAATAGAGATAATTCTATGGAGATTCAAGCATATAAGAAGATGGGTTGTGCTATTCTATCTACTCATGACTGGTGCGTATATCACAATACTGAGCTAGATAAAATTCCAACTAAGTATGAAGTTCCAACTAAGTAATTAAGTTAATATAAAAAGGAAAGGTGAGTGGGATATTCTCACTTGCCTTTTGAGTTAAAAGGAGGAAATAAATAATGCAAGGAAGACAAGTTAAAGTTAGAAATACTGTAAATAGAACTGTAGTAATGAAGTTGCCTGAGTTTGGCATTAATAGAGTTTGGAGAGGTATAGGCGTAACTTATCCAATTCCTTTTGATGTTTTAGAACAGGCTCTATGGCAAAGTGGTGTGAAATATCTATTTGAAACTGGTATTTTATATATCGATGATATGCAAGATAAGATTGATTTAGGACTTGAGCCAGCGGATGCTAAGCAACCTGAAAATATCATTGTTCTTAATGATGGTCAAAAGCTTAATCTTCTAAAGGTTACAAATTTTGAGGATTTTAAGACAAAAATACATGAACTATCTAAAGATCAAGTAGATGCATTAATCGATTATGCTATTGATAATAAAATTGTGGATGTTGAAAAGTGTAGTTATTTAAAGGAATTAACTGGCAGGGATATATTGAAAATAGTTTCTAATCAAGAGGACTAGGTGATATAAATGGCAACTCCTCTTATGACTGTTTATCAAGCATTCTTAGCTAAGATAGAAGAAGATGAGTGGGCGCGCGGTCATGATGACGATATGGAATGGATTCTCGCTGATTGGGAATCAATTCTTGAAAGTGCGTTACCTTATTTTCGTTATCCACGTTGCAGTCTAGAATACAATCAAGAAGAAGGTTTTGTAGATGAAGCCTTTGGTCAAGATGAAATTCAAGTTATTGCAACTTTTATGAAGTTAGAATGGTTAAGAAGAACTGTTCTATCTTGGAAAAATATCAAAACTCAATATTCTGAAAAGGATTTTTCTCAAGCAAATTTATTATCTCAATTCATTAACTTACAAACACAAACAGAAGAAGATGCTAGACATCTTGAGCATATTTATTATCGTTCACGTAAACGTAAAACTTATGACTATGGTCGTTTAGTCGGCGGAAAATCTCATAGGTATCCTAGACATGATTGATAATGGATATAAAGAGTTAATGAAAAAGAAACTTTATGGTTTATTGAGAGAAAGAGAAAAAAATGGAGAATGGGAAAAATTTTTAGATACTGTTTTAGTGGAGCTAATGGGATATCCTGAAGACAAGAGAACAACTAATTACTATTTCTTATATTACAAGTTAAACACTTGTAAATATCTTTCATTCAAATATTATAGAAAAACAATTTTTGAATGTATGAATTTATTTGATGGGATTGATGAAAATGGATTATTTTAAAGATGTATATTTAAAACGATTAAATCTTTACGGTGACGATATGCGTTCACGTATTGTTGGTGAAAAAATCCATGAGTTTGATGAATTATTCATGAAACAAACTATTTATCAAGTATTAGTCCATCAAATTAACGATGAATGTTCTCATATTGTTGCTTCATTACAACCTAATAAATGGAATGAATCTCAGGAGTTATCAAATTTATTAATATCTAGAAAAGAAAAACAGCTTAAAACTGGAGATATGCTTAAAATATATCAAAAGATTGGAGATAAGGAAGTAGATAAGATATATTTGATATTATTCCATGAGGATAATATTACTTTAGGCTATTATTGTTATAAATTAGTTTTGCTTGATGATGTTATTATGTTGACTAATGAGTATGGTGATACATTACATACTATACCAGTTAAGATCACAAATAATTCAACATTTACAAAGGAATCGTTTAATTTAAATAATGGCGGCTATAGAGGTCCTAACAGAAGTCTCACTTGTGTTACAAGAGATTTCGATTTCTTTAAAAAAGGAACATATTTCCTCCATAAGGATAAAGGTTGGGAAATAGCTGAAAAAGATAATATTAGTATTGAAAATGTTGTTTACTTATCTCTTGGTGAAAGTTTAAAAGAAGAATACGAACCTCGTTCTTCAGAAGATATACTTGTTGGAGACGATATGAATTTCTTTTTAAATAATCGTTAGGAGTGATATAAATGGTAGATTTTAGAGAAGAATCTAAAGTAAATTATGGTCAAGAATTAGGACCAAATTTAATTAAAGTAGCCAAAAAGCTTTTAAAGAATCAAGATCTACTAAAATTATTAATTAATACGGATTTAGATCCTTTAAATAAAGAAAAACATCCAGATATTATTGATGGTAGTACAATTTTACATAAGAATATAAGGGTAATTCCTCTATTACAAGCAGAAGAAGTTACTACTGAAAGTACAATTGTATTGCTTTTTCGCAGTGGCACACCAAATTCTACAAATGCAGAAAATGAAAATTTAAGTTTATTAGTTAGCGTCTATTGTCCTTTTAAAGAATGGGCAATTACAGGAGATACAATGCGACCATTCGCAATTATGAGCGAGGTTAGAAAATCTTTGCAAAACAAGAGGATTAATGGTTTAGGCGAAATCCGTTATGAGGGATTTAATGTTTCAAACTTATCCACTGAGATGGGTTGTTACATGATGGAGTTTTATATAAATGCCTTCAATTAATCATGAAACAGTAAAAGAACAAGCTTTTGTTAATGCTCCCTCTTGGTTGCCTGGTGTATGTCAAGTGTATCCACTAACTATTAAAGAAATAATAACTATTGGTATGGAAGAATACAGTAGGCGTTTAGGTTTACTTTTACTAGAAGAAGCTGATATCTTTAAAATGATTGATGGAAAAACAAGTGAACCAATAGAAATTGGTGACATCCATACTATTGAATATTTATTAAAAATGGCTGATCAAGATCAGCGTTTTTCTATAGAATTGCAAACTGCTCTCTCTACTTTTATAAAAGAAGACATATTATTCTTGCCTAAGATTAATTCAATCTTAATAGGCCCGCCATCAGAAAAACGCTTAATTAATGATGGTAATTATCATTTATTACAGGAAATTTTGAGGATTCAAAATAAAAGACCTGTAAAAGAAGCTCCACCAGAAAATGAATCTGAAATTGCTAGGCGCTTTAGATTGAAGCGTGAAGCGAGAGATGCGGCAAAAAGAAAACAACAACAAAAGAATGGTAATGAACAATCATTTGTTGATATGTTGGAAATTGCTCATGTATTTGGAATTAATTATGAAGATGTGACTTTGTTTGCTTTTTATAATTTACTTGCTAGATATCAAAAGAAAGAAAAGTGGGATAATGATATTAGAATGATATGCGCTGGAGCAGATTCAAAGAAAATAAAAGCAAAATATTGGGGCGAAAGCTCTAAAGATGAATAGGAGGTTAAAAAATGGCTGCACAAAACCTTTTTGAAAAATATGGTATTAAGGAAGTCGCAGACGTTACTTTTTATCGTATTGATAGAGTAGACGAGACCTATGAATCTCAAAGAAAGATTTTGGTTTCTTCTATTTTAAAAAGTTCCGTTGAGCTAAAAACTGTTTATCCTTTAACTGAGGTTAATGGTGAATATGTTGGTGCAGAAGACGGTTTTGAAGCTTATGTTTTTCCAGAAGCTGAGATTTTAACTGGAACTAATTATACTTGTGATGATGCTGGTGAGACTGGTGCACTAAAACCAGGCAGAACTTTTACTTTGCTTACTGCTGGTGACGGAGCAATGCTTGTTGAAAAAGGTCTTGCTGAATGGGAAGATGGTGTAGCAGTTATTACTGTTCAACAATCAGCTGATCAAGAGACAACTGATGGTGGTCAAGCTCAAGCAGTAGACGAAAATGAAGAAGAAAATACTGATGAATCAACTACTACTACTACTGAAAATACAACGACAAATCTTACTGTAGGCGAGACAGTTGAATTCGATTTACAATATGTGATTAAAAAAACGGCTCCATATATCTTAAAGAGAAATACACTTGTTAATCCTTTCTTACAAGTTGCTATGAAAATTGATAATGTTACAAAGGATGCGGTTACTTTTGTACTTGATAGTGAAGAGTCTTTTGAATATCAATACAGAAGAAATGACCATAATTATGTTGAAATTTCTGTTCCTGTTCAGTATAAAGAGTTTGATGTTCAAGAAAATCATGACAATGGTACATTTTATACAGATGGCCATCTTGATGAAAATGAAATAGTAAAAGTACCTTTGAATGGGGAGACTAAAGAGTTTCCTTTTGATGGCACTTTTATTAATATGACAGTACAAGAGGCTCTTGCAGCTGGAATTATTGAAAAAGAAGATGTAATTAATGCTCTTGCATCAGCTTTAAATCTACCAAAGGACGAGATTAAAGAACAACTTGAAAATGAGCAATATTATGGTACATATGAGAAATTACAAGTAAGATTAAATACAACATTGAATGGTCTCCAAGTAGAAACTACTGGTGATACTGAGGGTGTTAAAAATGGTTATACCGAGACATATGATAATACTTCAATTGGTTTAAAATTCATTCTAAACACAATGGCAGGCCCAGATGGTACTCATGAGTATACTTATGCACAACAACTTCTAATGCTATTTGCACAAGATCAAAATCTAATCACTAGAAAGGGTACTCGTTATACTTTTGAAGATTACGAAACAATTTTTGGTAATTTCAGCTTTAATGATAACTATGCAGTATCTCCAAACTCTTCAGAGAGACAGGTTGTACTAGTATATGCAAATCACACATCAGAAGCACTTTATAAGCTTGATGAAATTCAAGAGGAAATTAGCAAGCTAACTCAAAGTATTTCTGCAAAGGCATATGATGTTGAATATGATCTATATGCAGAGCTATTTGTAGAAGATGAAATGGGTTACTATGATCAAACAAAACTAGGTTCTGGTTATGCAAGAGAAAATGATTCTGATACTCCTTATACAATGACTGTTACTGGTTCTTATACTGATGTTGATAGTCATTATAAAGAACTTGATCCAGTTCTTGCTGGCGCGGTAACTTGGGATAATAATGTTCATGATAGTATCAATGATGCTATTGATGCCTTAAAGGCTAAGAAGAAGATTTTGGATGCTTCTGAAGATGATGGCCTATCAGGCTTTAGTAAGATTTCTGGTGGTTATAAAGTATCTAATGATTTAACTAAGAATGCAGATGATGGTATAGGCGATTATCAAGGTCGTTATAACTATACATTTGAAGACGATGCTGCTTATCCTCTATCTGATGGTATAGCTTTAGATAACTCAACTCTAAAGTATTCTAAGTATTCTCTATCTAGTGTTCTTGATTATCTAGAACAAGCAGCTAATTTAGATAATGCTGCAGGCGATGAAATTACTGTAGGTGTAGAAGGCGCACCAAATGGTTCTGGTAAGGCATCAAATAGAGCAATTTATGTTCGTGTAGATGGCGCTGTAGATATGTCTGCAAGAGCTTATATCTACATTCTAAGAAATAGAAATTATAAGATTCTATCTGGCGATGTTGATGGTATATTTAGTTTCTATGATAGAAAGGGCAACCTACTATATTATCAAGATCCAGTATTTGCTGGTACTGAATACCTAGCACTTATTGTTATTGGTAATAAGGGTATAATCTTTACTCTTGGCCGCCACGGCAATAAGAAGATTGAAAAGGTTGCTTGGATGGTTAATGAAAAAGGCTATATTAATGATACACTTTGTCAAAGAATAGTAGATCATGGTGTAATTCATACTACTACTGTTACTGTTGATGATGAGTCATTTGATGCAACTTGTCAACTATCAGGCTTTAAGGTTAAGAAGATTAAAAAGAAAGTAATGAAATATACTCCAGTTCTATTCCTAGATACTCTAAAGGTTTCTACAATTGAACAAACTGCAGAACAAACTTCTGCTACTGGTGGTAGAGGCAATGCCGAGCTAATTATTTGGGATTATGGTAAGGAAATTACTCTATCTCTTGAGGATGCTCTTTACACTCCTGCTAGTATGAGCGCAATGTTTGGTTCTTCTAAGGATAAGGACTTTACTAAGGGTGTTAAGGATACTAAGAGAATTGATAGAACTGAAAAGTGCACAGCTGCACGTTCATTCATTATCCCAGCAGGCAATAGTAAGGGTGTTCCTTCTGAGGGCGATATTACTGCACAAGCAGTTTACATTGATTTAAATACAATGCAACCTTATGAGGATGGTACTCCAATTGCTGAGGGCGAAGTATACTTAAAGTGGACTCGTTCTGTTGCTTATG